AATACCTGCGTACCACCGCAAAGGGCTATCGACTGGCAAAGAGTCACCAATGTATTTTGTGTAAGGGCCAGCAAAACCACCCTCACAATAGTGCTGGGGGATGTTCCCCTTATCTGCAAAATACTGATTCGAGTTATCCCAGCCGATCTGACGAGTTATCTGCTGGCCTTGTGGGTTCTCGCAAATGACAGTTGTGAACGCCTGCTCGGCATAGGCTGTCGAGCTGCTAAACAACATCGATGCACCCACGATCAAGCCGACAAGGCCAACTCGGTAAGGCTTTAGGGTTGCCACCACTTGAACTGCCTCTCATTGCTGACACACTTACCGCCTACAACCTTGAATTGAGCCACGATTGGATGCTTAGTATTTGATTCCCACCACATAGTGCCTGACCAATTCAGTGGCGCATTCTTACCCATCACCCAGGTATTCGTGCCAGTGGTATTTAGGCCGTCTGGGGTTTGCCGGGCGAGGCGCATCTTTACATACTTAGGCCGCTTTTCACATACCAAGCGCAACTGGGCAAAGAATAGCGAGCGATCACCGCCAAGGGCTAAAGGCTCACATCCTGAAAATGTTGTCCACTTGCCTTGCTTGTAAAACTGTGGGTCTGTGTTCTTGCAAAGTCCCGAGGTCTTGGCTTGTGCTACGGCATAAGGCTCTAAGCCTTTACCGATCACAGGTGATGCGATTAAGACTAAGACTGCCCCGATTATGATCGAGGCGCGCTTCACTTTTTCTTGGCAGACTTTGCAACTGTAATGACTTCATCCATCTCTTTTTGAGATAGTTTGCCATCATCAATCATGTTGCGAGCAGTTTCTCGAACAACAACTACCAATGGCAACAATGCGGCCATCAGTGCGCCCTTGATTGGCTCGATGCCAACGCCAGCCGATAGGCCGAAAGTGGCTAGTCCCTCGTATGCGATGAGTGCGATTACGCGCACTGCAAATGTCTTGTATTTGTTCACGATGCCAGAATGTCCTTTGGATCAATGTCTTTGCCAGCCGACCAGCGGATGTTGTCGCGCATTTCAAAGTGTAGGTGTGGCCCTGATGAGTTTCCTGTGTTGCCTGACTCGCCGATGATGTCGCCCTTTTTAGCAATTTGCCCGGGCTTTATGCGTACCTTGTTTAAGTGTGCATAGATTACCCAGCCGCCTGCGACCTTTTGCACAACCTGGTTGCCATAGGACTTGCCCCAGGATGCGTTCTCGATCTTGCCGTCAGCTACGGCTAGGACTGGCGTACCCGTAGGCACTGCAAAGTCAACGCCTGTGTGGTAGCCCTTTGACCACATTTTGCCTGGCTTCTTGTAAGCGGTTGTGATCTTGCCGTTCTTAATTGGTAAGGCCATGAGTTGCCCTTTCGTGTCATGGCCCTGTGGTTATTGTTAAAGTGCGGCGATTTCCTCGGCGGTTAGTCCAAGGTCTGCCAGTTTGGCTAGTGCTGATTCTCGTGCGCTTGCTTTGGCTTCTTGTTCTGCCTGACGTGCTTCGGCTTGCGCGTGCAATTCTGCTCGCTCTGCTATTTCCTGGGCTGTTAACTCAATTTCTTGAATGTCGCCTGTTTCAAGATTAATTAATGTTTGCATAATTTTCCTTACGCGTATTTCATAATTGAAATAGTGCCTGATAATGTTCCCGAACTTGGATATATATTAAAACCGTTGCAATTTGTCATATTTGCGTTACTCATTGAATGTGCAACGTGTCTACCGTTTACGGCATCCCAATATTGCCCAATTATTTGCCCAGTCGTATTATTGCTACTTATTGCAACATCAAAACCAAATGTGCAAAAAGCCGCCGAAAAAATGTTGCCAACATAACTGACGGTATCTGGATTTCCTGCGCTACCCACAAAAGCCGCGCTTAAATTTGTTGCAGTATGCGCCCAGTAATATTGCGTTGCTTTGTCCGTTGTATTTTCCCTAAATCTAAATTGTAAAGCGCAATTATTATTACTTGATAAAATTCCCGAAACCCTGTAACGACCATTTGCTACTAATCCAGTCACAATTAAGCCTGACGATGATGTCAATGTATTACTACTAAGGGATTGGATTGCAACATTTTTGCCGCCGGTAATAGTGTTTAGGCTCGCATCGATTGCATCGCCAAGGGCTTCAATCGAGGTCGCGCCATCCTTAACATAGTCTGTTGAGGTGGGAACGGGCCAATTATAGACTGGGGTTACTGTTGCCATTATAGATCCTGCCATTCTGTCGTACTTGGAGTATAACCTGCCCAAGTTGTGGTTGGTGGTATTTGATACCAGATGATCGATGAGTATGTTTCGGAATATGCCGAGCAGGTCAAAGCCAATTCGGCGGTGTATCGGGTCAAATTCCATGTGTAGCCCTCTACAAAGCCATCAAAGGTTGTGCCAAAGACTGCTGGCAATGCCGTTGTGTTTATGCGTAGGCCGTTGTAAACGGCAGCTAGTGCATCGCGTGTGGCATCGCTGACCGTTGGCGAGTGCAGTGGGATCGTGATCTGCTCTGGATACATTCTTGGGTAAGCCCGTGACTCGATAAAGTCGGCGGCCTGTGCTTGGGCATCGGCTAGGTTGTGCAACTGGGTTGATCGTGTGCCTGATAACTGCCCATAGAGAATGATTGACTGCTCATCGCGTGAGTTGGCTTCCCCTGCACGATAAGTGACTGTTGCATCGTTTACAATCTCGCCCCATTGTGCGGATGTGCGTAGGCCTCTGGCGAGAATGTCATCCTCGGTCAAGGTCAATGGTGTTGCAGTGGCTCGGGCTAAGTAGTCGTCATAATGCAACGAGCCTGTGCCATTTTCCCAAAGTACGCCTCGACCAGAGTTAGCAGCTAGTGTCGCTAGTGCGTAAGCATCGGTCACGCCATTACTGTATGCCTGCAATTCGTATTGCCCGGGTGTGTCGATGTTGCCTACAAGATCATCGACAAGGCTTTGACCTACGGCATCGTAACTGGCCCATGTTGCACCTGTTGGCAACCCTGCCCAAGTCAGTGTCGGGCTGATGTCATCCCATTCGGTAAGAAATGCCTCGGTAAGGATGTTTAAGATTCGTGTGCCGTCAAACTCTTTGGCATAGTTAGCCGAGCCAACGAGGCGGCGGTTTAGCTGCGCCAGTGGGCCAACGGCTGTGATCGTGTAGATAGCGATTGAGCCATCTGATCCATAGGCTTGCAAGCTGATGTCGATGTCCGAGATCGTGCCGTAAAAAATCGCCTGCGTTCCTGTTGTGCCATTGTCGATCGAGATTGACACCGACTGACTCAATGCCACATCCAAAGGCTCACTGGCATCTGTCCAAAGGCTGATCGATGCATAGCCTGGTTGCGGTTGCTCGGTTACGTCATTACGACCCATACGGATCGAGATCGATGAGATCGTCTGATCTGCGTATGTTGTAGCCCCACCAAAAGTGACTGTCGGATACGGATCATACGTTGTCACAATGTTGCCCCAACAAGGTTGACCGCGCCTGTGCGCCTTGATGAATCTTGCAATAGTCGCTCGATGCTTCGGCGAGCAGACTCGCCATCGATCACGCCGTTCATGATGATGGTCACGCCACCATTGCCGCCGTCCGGGCGAATTGATCCCGAGCCACTTGGCACAAACATTTCAGGGCCAAACTCGCCAACGCGGTAAGACTCGCCACCCATGACTGATCCACCAGCTGCTCGGGCCTTTGGCCTTGGTGTAAATCCTGCCTCTGGGATGTTTAAGTTAAACGGGTTTTGAATAAATCGCAATACAGGCAAAGCCTTTTGATAGGCGTTTGAAACTGTGTTGATGGCGTTGGCAATGCTTTCAAGTGAGCCTGCGATCTGTTCCATCACACTGGCAGCCCCTGGGCCTCCGTCTGTAACGGTTGAGAATAGGTTGCCAAATGCATCTGCGACTGCTCGCAATGCACCGCCCAGGCTGTTTGCGCCGTTGCCCTCAAAGTTGCCTGCAAGTTCTCTGGCGCGGTTGCTCAATCCCTCTGGATCGTCGCCACTAAATCCCTTGGCTACTTGGTTTACGTTTTCAAGCAAGATTTTCATGGTTGGCAGTAATGCCACACCGATTGATTCTTTAAGTTCGCCCACACGCTCGGTGACGATAGCCAACTGGCCTGCATAGGTTTCGGTGTTGGCCTTAGCCGCGCCACCAAATAGGCGTACAAGTTCACCTTGTACCAGGTTAAAATCGCCAGATTTCTTGATGGCATCATCTAATGGAATGCCCAATTTTGTAAGCGCGCCTATGTTGCCGTTGTAAGCCTTGGAAAGTGTGAGCGATACGGTTTCAAGGTCTTTGCCAGTAGCTGCCGAAATGTCCATCGCAAGATTGGTAAGTTGCTGGGCTTTGCCAACATCGCCAGTGGCTCGGGCTAAGTTAGCCAGTGCCGGGCGCAACTTGGTATCGGCTACGCCAAAGGCCAGTTGTTGCTTAGTGATGTATTCCTCGGTGGATGCGATCTGTGCGTCAGTAGCGTTGGTGGTGTTCTTTAAGGCTTCGGCAAGTTGCTTTTGTGACGCTTCATCCTCAACGGCTGCCCTGACCCCATCCACGCCAATTTTGATCGCGTAGGCTGCGGCAGCTGCGCCAGCAACGGCAAAGGCGGCTGCG